CATCTGGTCAATCACTGCCCGTGTTCGGACAAATGGACTGTCAACACTCCCCATATAGGAGCTGCTGACCAAATGGGTCCGAACGAGCCCTGGGACGGAGTAAGTCATGTCATTATTTTAACCGCTGATTAGTTGTTGCAACCCCATCTCCTTCGAGCGGCTTTACCTCGTTCGCCAGTCCAGCTCTTGCTGCGAGCACAAAAAGATTTCTTGCGTGCTGCTTCTTTTTTCGTTTTAGGTTTGCCGGTAACAGGTGGTTTTAAGTTTGAACCGGTCTCTTTATTATATTTAGCCCTGCCTTTTGCAGTCAGGCCAGCGCCTTTACTTGCTGGAAGCTTTTCGCCTCGACCAACACTAAGATTTGGCCCCTTTTTGCGCTTTTTCTTTTCAGCCATTAGATAGCTCCGGTGATTGTGCCAGAAGTGCTGAAATTACATGAAATAATTTCCGCTTCTCCAATAGCGGCAGATACGCTCATAGCAGTAATAATACCAGAAAAACTTATCTTTTTGCTGCTTTCTTCGCTTAAAAACAATTCAAATAAAGCGTTTGCGTTATCCTCTGATGTCAAAACGTCGTTAATAAAATCTGCTGTAGCATCCGCACTTGTTGCTGTATAAAGGACGCTTACTGAGCCGGAACCCGATATTAATCCACCAGCAAATGAGCGGGACTGGTCGCCACTTTTTGTGGTTTCAAATATTTCTTTTGTTACATCAAGGTTCCAGCCTCTTACGGCAGTTAAGGCTGCAGTAGATCCGCCGTTTTTCTCAAACGATACGGAGCCCTGTTCCCCGCTGAAGAAAGCCATTATTTTTTGCCCTTGGGTTTACGACGCTTATGTTGATAGCTTATCTTCTTTGAACCGGTTTTTTCACGCTTAAACCGGGCTTTTTCTGCAGCTGACATCTCTCCTGATGTCTTAGGCGTCTTGGCGGATACGCGCTTTGATGGACGACATGCTGGATAGGCTCTGTCTTCGCCTTTGGAGCGCCCACAAGGCTTTCCGGTCTTTACATCGACCCATTTCTCGTCAAACCAGCGGCTAAGCCCGCCCTTGGGCTTGCTGGTCTTACTTGGTTTTTTTGGCTTTTTTCGTTCCGCCATCACTCACTTTTCGGTAGGTGCCGCCACGCTTTTTATATTCCCGCACCAGCCAAGCATTGGCATAGGCGCTGGGATATACAGCAAATTTACGCTTAGCAGCCGCTTTGACACGGCTATAAAGCGCCTTATTTGTGGGCTCGTTTCTAGTCGCCACAGGTGCAACGCATTTTTTTAGAGCCCTTCTTCATGCCCTTTTTCTTCTTGGGTGGACGGCCTTTTTTTGTGCCGTAAGTTCCGGGACCTTGGGGCATGACGGGGATCGTCTTTGGTCTAGTCTAGCCCTTCGTGCCAATCAACAACAACCTTGAAGTGCCCAAAGTGCGGGAGCAGCAGTCGCGTCATCTCCATTAACAAGAAAAAGCCAGAAGAAATCCGTCGTTACAGGAAATGCACCGCCTGTGACCACAAGTTTGTGACTACTCAAGGCCCTGAAGAGATCGCACAAAGGAAACAGGTTCTTTATCGCAAGGGTGAAGACCAGCAAAATTCAAAACTTACAGAAGATACAGTGCGTGAAATGCGTGAATTTGCTGCTGGTGGCGCTAGTTCGTTTGACTGTGCCCTCGCTTTTGATGTAGCGCAATCAACTGCATATAAAGCAATCGTTGGACGGTCTTGGCAACACGTCCAATAACAACCTCAATACAACCGATAAGACGTAGCGCCCATCGTCTCCGGTTTGGCCAAATTAAACTGTTGTAAAACTAAATAACCGAACGCATCAAAGGCGTGGTCTACCCCTAAATTTTTATTTGGTAATCCCGTATTTGGTGTGTAAGTTAATGTCCTTAAATCTTTGATTAACTGCTTGCAACGTGGATGAATTATTGTTCTTCGCGTTCCAGCAGCATCAAATAAGGCAGTATTTACGGCTGTTATTTTGTCCCGGATTTTCCAAGGTGCTTTTGGTGATTGAACGTTAAAGCCGCTGCGGCGTAAAATCGTGTGGTCTGTTACGCCGATGCCTGAAGTTTTTCTTGCGCCACCTGTAGGGTCAGGGCACGCGATTACGCGACGGTCCACACCGTAGCGGCGGGTTACTTCTTCCGCAAAGTCCCAAGTGGTTGCTCCACCACGCAGCATGATTTCGTCAAAGACGTATAGCGTTTCGTTGTCTTTTACGGCGCAAATGCCGCTCATTGGGTCAACGTTGAAGTCAACTCCTAGTAGTAATGGCAAGACCTTGATGTCTTTGGCTTCGGTGGATATGTTTTCGTCGCTGAAACTTATGGCAACGAGGCCCGTAAGGTTCTCGAAGCTGGCTTCAAATTCTTGGCGGAATGTACGAGAGTCAAGTTGGGCTCGGGCTGCTTCAACTTCATGGGCAGGAACATTCCCGCCTTCGATTGTTGTGTAGCACCAGCGGATCCAGTCGCCTGTTTTGTCTTCTTCGCAGTAACACCAGAGGTCGTAGAACCAGCTGGCCGTTCCATCTGGGGTGGAGATGAAGAGTGCCCAGCCTTGTTTGTCCGCTAAAGCGGGGCGGATGACCTCGAACCAAACTTCTGATTCCATGAAGGCGGCTTCGTCTAGCACTACTCCGGCTAAAGAGCGGCCGCGAAGTGCCATTGCGTTTTCTGTGCCTTTTAGCTCAATTGTTGAGTCATTTACAAGATCTAGGCGTAAGTCAGTTTCGTTCTTGGAGCGTATGTATTCTTTTGGGATTGTCTTTTTTAGTGTTTTCCAGGCAATATCCTTTGCCATTCGATATGTCGGGGCGCAGTAAAAGTAGGTCTCTCCGGGGCGTTCCAGGGCTTTGGTGAATAGTTCGATGCAGGAAAGATAGGATTTGCCGAAACGGCGACCTGCGACCAGTATGCGGAATCTTTCTTTGGCGCTAAATACAGTGCCTTGGGCGGGGCGAAGGCTTATATCGAGGGTTTTCGCCAAAAGTGTTATTTACTCGGGTTTTTCGATCTTAACGTGGATTTCAGGTAATGTGCTACTTTCTTCCACTTGATCGCAGCCGACCATACGTGCCAGGGAATCGAGGACGTTGGCAGCTGTTTGCATTTGGCCTCGTTTCATGGCGGAGTTGTAGAGGCGAGAGCGCATAGAAAATATTCTGGAGGCCATATCTTCGCGTTCGCGCTCAAAATCTTCGCGATTTAGGACTTGGACTGCTTTCCAATCGCGGAATGCGGTGGCACGCCCCACCTGTTCTTTGCTTGCGTGGTCGAGTACCAGTTGAAGGGCGGGTAAACCCTCTAATTGGCGGCGATATAGACGAAGAATGCGGGCTTCTTGGATGTCCTTCGGGTTTTTTGGACCACCGATTCTTTTTACTACCTTTTCTTCGGCGGTGTTTTCGTCCATAACTAGGAAACAACCTTTGCAGCCACAATAGCAATATGTAGCGCCAGATCTAGGGTCTATTTTATTTTGGGGGTGTAGCACATAAGAAGTGTGTTTTTTGACCACTGCCCCCAGGTAGCACAATAGATAGGTTTGGCAATATTTATTTAAGTCCCCTGGGGGTACCTTTAGCAATTGTTAAGATTGCTACCCGGCCCCCATAGCCGGTAATAATGTGCTACAATATAGACATGAAGGGAGGGGCACAGGAGTCCACCTTCAGCAACAAAACCTTGAAAACTTCATAGCAGAAACACGCGATTTCGCGGGAGACTCCATGCGCCTTTATGTCCGGCGCTGTGGCAAGCAGTCAATTCCGCACCGCGTGTGATGGAGCACAATGTCTTTCATTCTATCATGAACATGCAACATTCAACAGCGCATACGTTCAAGGTTCAGCAGTCGTGCTCGGTAAAGCTCTATACGAGTGGCTACCGCGACACCGCTGAAATTGACATTCGCGATACTGAAACGGCAAACCGAGTAGCGATCGAGGGTCTGAGCGTTGCAGCACTGCAAGGCGGGATCATTGATTACGTGAACACGCTGGGGTATCGCAAGGAAGACGAAGAAGCTGCCAAGTTTCTCCGCAAGCTATCCACTGAGCTGGCTAAGGCTCTGCCTCAGGAGGTAGTACAGTGAGAAGCCAGGTACAACGCTGGGCCGGTATCCAAGCCGGATGGGTTCCCGCTTACGGCGGGCGACCACGTACCAGAAAGCAAGCCGAATTATTCGCTCGGCTCTGCAATGTCCTAGACGGCGACAGATTCACCTACAAAGTGAAAACGCTTCCGCTCGAACTTCCTTCCTTCGTCTAATCAATCGCCCCAGGGTTAACGCTCTGGGGTTTCTTTTTATCCTAAATCCAAAACGATGACGGAAACCTACGATCTCCCATCACATTGGGCTAACTACATGATCAACGGCGATGCAACATCTTTCAGCCTTAATGAAAACGGCGCTGGCGATGCTGAGATAGCCGTTATCGATGAGTTCATGCAAGATTTCGAAGAGGGTGTGATCGTGACCTGTTCAGAAGAACCATTCTTCAGCAAGTACCACGACGCGCAACCTTACGGGATCAAAGCCTGTGACTGCTTAGAGTTTACTTTCTACCTCTACGAGAAACGCAGTTAAAGAAACGGCCCCGAATAGGGGCCTTTTTAATGTCACCTAAAGTCGGAAATTGAAGAGCGTAACTCCCGGGCTTCGGCTTCCAGCGCATAAGCCCGTTCTGCTTTTTCTTTAAGTTCCTCTAGGGTGTAATCCACGCGGCGTTTGTAGCACTCCAATAGCCGAGTCATAACGCCGGTCTGATCATTGAAACGTGCCAGGTAAACGTCAGCCGAGAGGTTGATTGGGGTTCCTTCTCCCCCTGGGTAGCAAGTCGCCCGGATGAACAGGTTCAACGCCCCATAACGTCCCACCAGGGAGAGGAATGGTTTTCCCTGTTGGTTGTATCCGTTCTGCTGACAGTATTGGTCAAACTGTTTTTGGAGCTTGGCAACCGCTCCACCGTGGCCGCTAGTCTTCCACACCTTCTGATCCTGCCAATCATTGAGTAAACGGACGAGGTGACCTTCAGTAAGGTTGCAAAAAGCGTTGAATTGGTTTCGAGCTTGGACTTGTTCCAGGGTTGCTTGCATGTTGCGGTGTCGGTTGAACTGATGCTACTGTAGCAGAGTAACCAACGGAATCAACCGATGGACCAAGACATTCTCAGAATCGAAGAGGTGGAGGTGATCCGATCGCACCACACCGGAGAAATCGAGTTACGAGTCAACGCCATCATTGGCGACATGGTTCAAACCGTTCCAGCAGTTCTGTATCCACCGGACATTGCGGAACCTGCCCAATACGGTCCAGCGCATTGCACGGCGACCGTCACGGTTTACCTAGATGACGTTCAGTGGGAGATCGCAGAATGAAACGCACCAATCAAGAAAGAGACGCACAACTAGAGGAAGCAAAGCGACTTCTGGATATGGGCCTCAAGCGGGCCGATGTAGCCGCAACGCTCCAACGTGATTACGGCTTAAGCAGAGCGACAGCTTATCGGGACTGTGAATCAGCCGATATTCAACGCTTTGCAGAAGATGCGGGAATCGATGCGGATTCCGTTCCAGGGATTAGCTACGAAGACCGAGACGCGCTTATGCGAATGACGCGCCAACTGTTAATCACTGCCTTTAAAGGCGGCAACGTTCAAGACTATGCACGTTTAGTCCGTGAATACGAAAGACTCGCCCGCATGGGTGGGTTGAAACAGTTGTCTCAAACAGCTTGAGATTTTGTCTCACTTACGTTCCAACATGAAAAACCCCAGCATCGAGTTCACGTTCAGAGAGTTAGAAACCATCCATGATTCCGTATTCATGGAAATGGGTTTCTTTGAAAATATTAGACAGTCTGATTGTGTCAAGTACAAAATGCTTCAAGCATTGCACCAAAAACTAAACACCTATCTGTATTCAGAAAAATGAACTTAACTGAAATCAAAACGGCTGTAATGGCTGGTAAAACGGTCCACTGGGCATCCGATGCCTACGTTGTTATTTACGCTCCACGGATAGAAAAGTTTCTGATCAAGTGTCTATTGAATGACGATTGCATTGGGCTGACTTGGAAAGATGGCGTGACTATGAACGGCAAGCCGAGCCAGTTCTTCATACCGTTCCAGAAAGGGTCGAAGCCTGTCACAACACGTTCCAGGGCTAAGCAACGGGGAACGTTTATTAAATGCCCTAAATGTGGGCACATAGGCTGTATCTACCACTTTTCGTGGTCTGCTCTGACGTGCCAGGGATGCAGGCAAATGGTCAATAAGTACGACTGGCAGCAGGAAGCGTAAAGATCGTTCCAGTCCTAAGCAAATGGCCAGGTCATCTGTAGATCAGCGGCATACACGTCCTCATCGTTTATATCGATGGGGCGTTCTGCCACGTAGGCGTTGAACAGCTGCTTCAAACGTTCCAGGGTCATCCTTAATGCCCTGGCTTGTATAGCCACGTTCATCTGTCCCGTATAGAGACATTCCAGTGCTCTACTTAGTTCTTTAGGGCTTGCTGGGCCGTATAAAGGTTCATTCTCTCTAACCATTGACACTCCGCCCCACGTAATTCTAACTCACTAAGCAAGCGAACTTGGGGTGCTCCACTGCGGCGGGCTACTACAACCGCTCCACATTTAGGCTTAAGCCCAGTCAGGTGCTGCAATCCCAGAGAATACGCTCCAGTCTGGCATATATAGTTTGACAACATTTCTTCACTGCGAGCATTAACGCTGGTCTTCCAATCAGCAATGCAGAGCTTGCCATCTAGGTCGATTAAAGCGTCAGCCGTTCCAGCCCAGCCTCGTGGATCATGAATGGAGAACTCGATGGCATGAATGGCCGTTACGTTCTCTCCGATCCAAGACCGTAGACCTCGGGCGTACCCAGAGGCGCTCCAGGAGACCCTAGGAGCCCCTTGAATGGCTTTTTCGATTGCCCAGCTAGTGATTCCTTTGGGAGCACGTTCCAGGCCGTCATCTCCAGCCCTCCAGCTACCTCGCTTGTTCGCAGACTGTCGCGCCAGCTTTGCTGCCGTCTTGAGGACATATTCCGCGTGATTGTGCGCCAAAGTGCCACGCTGGCAAGCAATGTCACGCTCCATGGGAGCAGTTGGGCGTTCCAGCCAGCGGTCGAGTGCATCTTTTTGCCATTGGGGTGAGGTTTCTTTCAAGATGTGTGTCACTGAGGCGTAAGACACGCCGGACTCATCGCGATACACACGGTGCGGACCAGAGTCATCACGCTCCAGGGTCCAGCGGCGTAAACCAGCTAGTGCGTTTTGGGAATCAGTTGCTTGCATCTACCAAATCCATCTGGTTCTTAAGCCAAGCTTTTTGTAGCTGATGGGCTTTTGGTTCTATCAAGTGCATCGAACTGACAATCCCAACGATATTTCCCACTGATATTGAAACTCTGCCGTCTTCCAAAATTGTGGTGATCGTCTCTGGTAAAGGTTTTTCGTAGTGACGATCAGGCATTGAAGGGCTAAAGCTGATTAAGTGTATGCAATAAAAAAGGGGCGGTTAAGCCCCTGAAACATGCTGTTTTACTCAGCACTGAATGGGTTGCCGTCATCCAGCATTCGATCAATGTCGAAGCCAGCCTCTAAGGCATCGTCCCAGGCAGCTTTGGTTGCCTTTTCACTGCCTTTCTTTTGTGGGACAGGACGCAAGCTGTACTCACTTGCTTTGCCTGAGCCTTCTTTGCCGAGAACAAAGTCGTGCTCTAGCAGATTGGAATAATCCTCCATTTGAGAAATACCATCCAACTCACGAAGGATGCTCTTTTGGGTGATTTGGATTATTTCGACTCTTGCAGTTGTGTAGTTGTAAACCGGAGCAGCAACTGCAAATTTGCTGGGCTCGGCACTTTCACCATCGAAGCTTGCACGACGCTCAAAGTTGTCGCCCATCTCAGCTTCGATTTCTTCTGAAGTGGGATCTTGCACAAAACGGAACGGCTTCTTTTTGTCGTTGCCGTCTGTAGATACGCCCCAGCACTCGTAGAACTCGATGGGTTGGTCGCTAAGCAGAGCAAAGCGAACAGTTTCGCCAGAAGGAACTTTGGAGGGATTCAGATAAGGACGGTCGCCGCTGCCTGCTACTGCAGATGAGGCTTTTTTGGAAAGAAATGGCATTTTGTAGTTGCTGTGGGCTGATTGCCCGGTGCTCTAAAAAGGTAGCACACTGACAGCGGGTGTCAACTGTTGTAGAATGAAAAAACCTCCAGGGCCGGAGAAGCCTCTGGAGGTCACTGTTGAACTACTAACCACGTCACTGTAGCAAATGGATCTCGTCAAATTTGTCCGCTCTTTGCCTGAAAATTGGGCTACTGGGCCTATCTACGCAAAGGGCGTTCCACTGCCGAAAACAGGCCACCCAGCTTGCGGCAAATCTCCGCTTAACAAGGCTGGAACCGAACCACACAGGATTGTTCGGCCTTACGCGGCTGCCCGATATATCGAACAACAGCCTGATGTCTTCAAAGCGATCGGTGTCTACACAGGGCCATGCAGTGATGGGCTTGTAATTCTTGATGTTGACGCCAACCTCTCAATACTGAAAAAGAAATGGGGCACGACTTTTAAGGACGTTCCAGTTGTTATTTCACCTAAGAAAAATGCTGCCAAATATCTGTTTCGTATCCCAGAAAAGAACTGGCATGAAGTCAGAGGTCTAGTGCTTTCTCAAACCAATGCTGGTTGGGAAGTTTTGTGGGGTAAGCAGGGTGTAATTAGCGGTGCGTACCCAAAAGGCGGGGAATATGTTTTTAAAGGTGATATTAACGTTATTCCAGAGATTCCTGGGTGGCTTTTAGCAGAAATGCAAGAGTCTTTTAGAGAACATAATGAAAAAATTGAAGGTAGAACTTTAAAAGATTTTAGGTATGCGTCACGTTCCAGAGAAGAGCTTATTGCTATTGCAAAGTCTTGCTTATCTGTAATTCAGCCCGAAGGACGGGGATCTGAAGATACTTGGTGGCGTATTGGAGCCATGCTTCATTCAGAGTTACCTAATGAGGATGGTTTAAATATTTGGCGGGAATGGTCTTTACAGGATGAAGAATATAGAGAGGACTGGGAGAATGACGACCCATGTCTTAAGCGTTGGGAAGCTGGGTTTAAGTCCAATGGTGGACTGAGTTTTGGCAGTCTTATAAGTTACGCAGACCACTACGACCCGAAGCGTGCCCGATTTCAAAGGGACAATCTTGCATCGGTGGTGGCTGAAATCGATCAGACACCAATAAGCTTCAGAGATGCAACGCTTTCATTTGAAGAAGCGATGAAGCAGATGGGTGAAGCTATGAAGATATCTAACCCTGGTAAACGTAACTTTGAAGCTAATAGAATTGCTCAAGAGTGTAAGTACAGGGATCAGGCAAAACTTGAGCAGGTTTATGCTGACCATATAGGATTTGAACAAGACGAAGGATCTTTTACATTGGATAAATTGAAAGGAAAAATAACTGGACGTGAATTTTTAATCCCTGATGTTCTTGCTAAGCCTGCTGTAGTTCTTATTTATGCCGAAGGCGGTAAGGGAAAATCAACTGCTGCTTGGACGCTGGCTAAGCACGTTGTAAATGGAACACCTTTTGTCGTTCGGGGTAAGCACGTTCCAGTGCAAAAAGGTGGTTGCTTGATCCTGAATGGCGACCAGCCTTTGGATGATTTGGATAGCCAGCTTGATGAGGTTGAGTTTCCTCGCACCTCTGACGTGATGATTCATAACAACTGGAACTTGCAGTATTACGCCCAGTTCCAGGCTCTGATGACAGAGCGCAAGCCAAAGATGGTCATTGTTGACTCCTTGATTGGTTGTTCTGGCGGACGTGCTTTTGATGAAAACAAGTCGGATTTTGCTACGCCGCTTTATTGGCTGACGCGGAACAACGGGGTTTTATTTCCAGCGACCACGATCCTGATCATCCACCACGCGAACAAGCAAGGCGGTTTTAGGGGTACTACCGCTATCAGGGACGCCGTTACAGAGACCTGGAGGCTGTCTGAACCGACTGACAAGCAGTTGGAGAGCAACGACGCCACTACGCCCCATAGCCGAATCATCAGCGTTGAGAAAAGTCGCAGCGGACGTAGTGGAACAGCTCTGATCATGAAGCAGGAATCTGACCTGACTTTCTCCATCTCAGACTTCACCGCTGAAATTGACAGCACCAACACCTCACCCAGTGGAATCAGTGATCGGGTTTTGGCTCGGGTGCGCTCCATCTACCCACGCTCCATCAGCAGAACAGAGTTGGACTCGGATCCGATTGTTGGCGGCAATGTCGCAGCTATACGGAAGTCGCTCCAGCGTTGGGTAAAGCGCGGGCTGATTGAAACTTCAGAAGGGGTGTTGATTAAGGGCAAAGGTGGGGACGTTCCACGGCTTTACAAAGCGGTTATTGAACAACCCCCACACACGCGCGTGCGCGGAGAGGGTAAGAAAAGTGTCCCACTT